AGGCCACCTGGATGGAAAGCCAGGCGATCTTGACGGCCAGAGACATGTCGCCGGCCGCCATCGCATCGGACATCCCTTGCCACGCGCGCAGGGCAAAGTACCGAAGGATCTGGAACTTCTGTCCCAACCATTCGAGCGCCTTCGCGCCCACGCCTGAGGCATATATAAGGTAGGCGGCCAATCCGGCGAGGCCGGTAATCACCAGGCCGATGGGCGAGAGGACTGCCGCGATGGCTGCAGATAGCAGAGCGAAGACAGTGCCGACCGTGGATACAATCGCACCCATGCCGCCGATCACGAAGCCGAGCGTCTTGCCAGCAACGGCCACGGCAATCAGGGCCGCACCCAAGCCACCGATCACACCGATGACCTTCAGGACGCCGACAACCACGTCTCGGTTGTTCTGGATCATATCCTGGACCAGTAGCGCGTAACGCTTGATCCAGCGGACGGCGATTGACAGCGGTTCGGCTACCGCTTCGCCCAGCACCGACAGCACGGCCACTGCGCCTTGCTTCAACTGATTGAAAGCGTGCGCCAGCGTCCTGGTCATCTTCTTGTAGGCGGCCTCGGTCGCCCCCGCTCGATTACCCATGGCGGCCAGGTCTTCCGAGAAGCCGGCCATGTCACGCAGGACGGGCAAAATGCCCTTCAGGCCTTCGACATTTGGGAACAGCTTCGCCAGCGCATCGGGTGGCAGACCGGCCAGCTTCTGCAGGATCCCGGCCAGGCCTTCGGACTGCAGCGCGGCGGCACTCATGTCGAAGCCGAGCTTCTTTGCCATCTTGGCCGCTTCCTGCGATGGCTTCAGGAATGCAACGATGATCCCGCGCAGCGACGTGATCGCTTCCCGGGTCTTGATGCCATTGCGGGTGAGCATCGCAATCACGGCGCCCATCTCTTCCAGCGAGATCCCCGCCGTGGCCGCGATGTTGGCGACGTTGCCGATGGCGGGAGCCAGTTCAGCGAAGGTAGTTTTCCCCCGTCGCACAATTCCGAACAAGAGATCCGAAACCGAAGCCGCGTGTTCTGCCGACATGCCATATGAATTCAAAACAGTCGTAATCGCATCAGCAGCGGTCTTGGTGTCCGTCATGCCGGCCTTGGCGGCGCGAACAGCGACCTCCAACACCTGAAGTGCCTGCGATGCGGGCACCGAGGCGGACAGGATGTCATAGAGCCCACCAGCTAGAGCTTCGGTCGACTCGCCGAACTCAACGGACATCTCACGGACGCGTTTCTTGTAGAGGTCCATGTACTTCGCGGGGTCATCGAGCATCGTCGCGACATTGGCCATCTGCTGCTCAAAGTCAGCGTAGACCTTGGCCCCGGCGATAAACGGCAACGTGGCGTAGGTACTGAAGCGCAAAAACTGTGCGCCCAGATTGCCTACAGACGCGCTGAAAGCCTGAAGCCGGCGCTTGGCGGCGTTCAGGCCCTTCACGAAGCGCGAGTCGCGCGTCGAAAGCTCGATGTAGGCTGCGCCGGCGCGGATGCCGGATGCATAAGCCATGGCAATTGAGCCCTTCCCCGTTGCACTCGGTTAGAAGAAACAGAACATGGCTCCCGCAGCGGCGATTCCAGCCGCCATGGGAGCCATCCTGTCAACCACATCAGAGTCCGCCGTCTCGTGCTCCGGTTTTGGGATCGGCAGGATTCGGCTTGGCAGCCTTGACCTTCCGTTCGGAGGCAGGCGCTTTGGCTTCCGGCTCGGGAGCCAGGGCATACCAGCCTGCCGGCACGGTCACCTCACCGGGAACTTCCTTGCCGTCCTTATCCGCCACCCACACCTTCGCCTTCTTGACCGGCTCCCGGAGTCGTACCGGCTCGCCTGGGGGCACGAGCACGGTCCGAACTCTTCCGCAGCCGCTCGCGAAGACGCTCACGAAGGCCATCACGACGAGCACCATCTTCAACCGTGTCTGTAAACGCTGTCTGCAAAGCATGAACGAGGATCTCCACAATGACGGGGGCGCATTCGGCCAACACGGCACCGACGAAGCGACCCACGATGGCGGCTAACTGTTGCATGAAAGTCACGCTCCTTCACAGGTGAGTAACTGCACTGACCGCGCCCCTCCTCAGGCACGGCCAGTGCGTTATCGACACCGACGCTACTTGGCGCCGACGTCTTCACTGCTGCGATCATTGTCGCGGGCAAACAGCAAGCCCACGGCCGCAGCGACGGTGGTCCCGAACGCGCCCCACTGGGCAACCGTGCTCGGATCGGCGTCCAGCATCGGCTGGGCGATCATCGTGATCCCCGCGGCCACGATCCCCAGCACACCGCACAGCGTCGTCTTCCAACTCTTCATCGTTTGCTCCTCTCTCTTTGGCCATCGACGAAGACGCGCTTGAGGATCGACAGGTCCTTGGTCTTCCCGATGGGTCTCTCGGTTTCACGAACGTGGTAAGGATTGAAGTCGCTCGGCTTGAAGGCCCTGGTCTTCTTTGGGTCGCGATGAGCGTTGGCGGTCAGGGCAAGCAGGGCAGATGTCTGCGCCCATTCGATCTGGCCTCGACCTTCGGCCATCCACACCAGCTCCCGGAGCGTTAACGGTCCGGGGTCGATGCCGACGATGCCGGCGAGCTGGTGGATGAGAGGCCAAAGGTCTTTTCGATCTCGACCTCGGCGGCTGCCAGCTCCGCCTTCATCTTCTGGTCCATCAGATCGCGCGCCTTGTCGCTCAGACTCCGTAGCGCCGCGATCAGGCGCTGCAGTTGCGCGCGGTCGCGGGCATTCGGGGTAAAATCCGCGAGTTCCTCCAGCAATGCCGTGGCGGCCTGCTCAATGGTGTCGCCGGCCATGGCGCGGCCGAAGTCGGCATCGGAGACGTTGTTCTTCTCGGCTTCCGGCTTGATCAGGCAGAAGATGACGTCGCAGAGCTGGACCGGATCACCGAGAAGCTCCTGCAGCATCTTGTCGAAGTCGGAGCGGGTGAGATTGAAGTCCAGCTCCTGACGGACGCGTTTGATGGAATCGATGGTGATCGATAGCGACCAAGTGCGGCTGGCGTTGTCTTTGAAGGTGTGCATGGGACCCTCCGGGAAGCTACTGGCTGTTGGCTACTGGAAATGGCGCGCGCCATACGGACCGACACGGACGAACACCGACCTTCACGGACTGACACGGAGAGCAACGAGAAAGGGGGTCACGGCGCAGGCACGACCATCCACTCTGGGGGATTGGCCGCGTATGACGGTTTCAACGAGACCGGCACATTCATGGCTTCCTCAAGGTTCTCCTCGCGACCGAACTTGATCACGGAGAACGTTGCGCGAAGGCCCTCGGACCCGGGCACATCGACAGGACCATCCAGCACGGCCATCTCGATGGGCGTGTTGTTGAACCAAGCGTCCTTGATGGCGGCGAAACCGGGATCGCCCGTATCCCACACCATCGAGAATTCGATGGAGCCTTCCTTGAGCGTGCCAACCGTGGACCGCCACCCGGCGTTGGCCCGGACGGTGACATCCGCTTCGCCCTGCTCCAGGTTCAGAGTCAGGTCCTTGACGTTGCCGATCTCTTCCCACACCGGAGCCGCGTAGGTTCCGGTGTTGCGATACAGCTTTCCGTCCATCCCTCGACGAACGCCCATGTGTGAACCCTCCGGATTGTGATTGTGGACCTAATGGACGGGTGACCTGCAGCCGCTTTAACCCTTCACAGCGTTCGCCCAGAGACGCGGCAGCTTCGTCTTACTGCGTTTGAGCGCCGGACCCATGAACGCTCGTGCGGGGTATCTACGAGCTTTCCGTGCTTCCGGTCCGCGTTGCGACGGCGGCAGCGATTCGGCTACCTGCTTAGCTCGCGCGACCTGACGATCCGTCTTCAGCTTGATGACGATCGGCTTGCCGTCTCTGGTGTTGATCGGGCCGTGGCCGTCAATGCGGAGATTCCAGTTGGGCTTGCGGGCTTTCCGCTTCTTCGGCTTCTCAGTACCGCCGAACTCGTGAGTGTGTGCGACGCGGCCCATGTCGGTTGCGGCCGGGCCGATGATCACTCGCGTTCGGCCTTTCTCCACCGAGTAGAAGATTGCATTCTTCAGTCGGCCTTTGCGCGAGTGCGGCGGCTTGCCCGGCTTCGATGGCTCGGGCGAGACCTTGATGCTCTTACGTGCGATGCCGCGGATGTAGGCGCCGGCCCGACCGAGACTCTTGATGGACCCGGCCTTGGTTGCTTTCCGGACCTTGGCCGTGTTCATGTGGGCTTTGATGCGCAGACCAACCATCGCTACCACGTGCCTCCCACCAGGATCACCTGGTCACCGGGCTTGCCCTTCACCTGGATCTCGGCCAGGTTGACCTTTCTGAGTTCGAACTGCGTGCCCTTCTCCCACGAAACTTCGGTCGCCCCTTCGCCCAAGAAGACCGCATCCTTCTTGTTGCCCGAGGGAATGTGCACAGTAACGGTCAGTACCTCGCTCGGTCGGCTGGTGAGCGGCTGGTAATCGTTGGTGAGCGTAATGGCCCGGAAGACGACGTTGTTCATGCCTCACTCCACGGTCTTGAAGCTGAGCGTCACGACGCTAGTGAACTGCCTAAGCTGTTCCAGGTGTTCGACCGAATAGACGGGATCAGTCTTGGCGACGGTGCAGATCGCATCCGGTACTGCCTCCAGCCGTTTGCCGTCAAACAAGGCGGCGATACCAGCCACCAGATCGCAGAGCGGATCGATCTCGGCGGCATCTGTCGATGCCAGTTTCTTCAGCACACCGATCTCAACGCTGTAGGTCACCTGTTTCTGGGCCCGAGACAAAGGCTTACGCTCTTCGTCTTTCGGAACCACGACGACACGCAAAACGTTCATTTCCTGCAACTCGAACTGTGGGAGAAACAGCCGCTCGGCGTTGACTGGTTGCCCGAGAGTCGCGCCGTTGATCGTCGTGACCACGGCATCGGCGATGGGAAGCAGCTTACTGGGCATCGCGCTTCTCCGATTGGAGCGGGCAGGAGCGCGTAGCGGCGACGCGTTCCATGGCCAGTGAGCTGCGTTCCAGGGCGCTTAGCAGTGTGGCCTGCACCCATTGCTGATGCTTTTCCAGGGCCTCGGACATGCGTTTCTCGCGCTGGTGGTCCCGATAAAGGGTGTAGGCCACGACGACGCCGGCCAAGCCCCATTGACCCCAACTCGCGGCATCGCCACCCAGGGGCGTAGAAGCGATCAGGAGCAGGCCCATGGCGGCTTTGGTGGCAGTCTCGATCACGGCGTGGCTCCTTCGAGGGGAGCGCGGCCGTCCCGGCCGCTGTTGGGTTTCCAGTTGCGGGCGAGACGCCCGCGGTCCATGCAGACGGACTATTCGACGCCGACCAACTTGGTGTGGATCCGCAGCGTCACGCGGTACAGATCTGAGTAGCGCCAGCAGGGCTCATTGCCCGGCGCCAGAATCTCGTAGGTGAACGTCTTGCCGTCTTCGACCTCGAGGACCTTGTCGCCGGCCTTGGGCAGGGCTGGTATACCGCTGAGCATCAGGTCGGCAGCCAGGATCAGGTAATCGCGGGCCTCGATCCGTTCCAGAACGCCGTAGCCTTTGTCCACGCGGAAGATGGTCCTGCCCACAGTGGCTTTGACT